CTTCATAATTACCACTAGTAGCAACGTTGGGGAAGTCAAAACCTAAATCACCCGAAGTCGTGTGCTCCCCGAAAGTTCCGTAAGTCACAGCTGCCCTACGAGTCACCCTAGGAGGCTGCGACTCAGCGGTTCCTCCCGAGCTATAAGTGTCTACATTGCTGCTTGCTACAGTAAATGTAGTGTCTGTTCTAGATTCTACATAGTAGTCTCCATCAAAAGAAGACGGCGTTACGTTAGAGACTGCAACAGACGCCCCGACCGTGAAGTCATTTTCGGCAGTAAAGGTTACGCTAACACCGTTTCCAGTAGCACCAGTTATGTCAGTTATTGAGTAGACAGAGGTGTAGCTGAGAGCAATGTCAGATCCAAACATGACAACCCTAAAACTTGTAGAAGTCGGGACATCATAAACCGTAAAGTAGCCATCAAAAGTTTCGCTAACGTGTTCTATATAGACAATGTTATTCGCGGTGTAGCCATGTGCAGATGTGGTGTTGTATGTTGCAATGTTGGAGTCTCTAGAGAAAGAAACAACATTAGCGACATAGTTTGTCTCTGATATAGAGGCAACATCGCTTCCTGTATTTACATAACTAAAACTATTATTACTGACAATGTCGCTTACCACGGCTTCGCTAGCATTGAATGCCGAATCTGTAGTCACATCAGTAATTGTCACTTTTTGACCCTCTACCAGCTCGTGAGACTTAGTGAGAGTTAAAGTTGCTACGTTATTGGTTCTTTCTACAGAATCAATCTCGTTGAATAAATCAATTCCGGGCCGAATTGCATCATTAGCAAAGTCAAAGTCAAAAAGATCTGTATTTAACTCTTGCATTAAATCTTTTGCGTAGTCGTAAGTATCTTGACGAGTTTGAACAGTAATTGGAGACTCTGAGCCCATAGTCAGGTTCGGCATAACTTTAGTGGTATTAGTAGCGTCAACATACTCTGCATCTACTGTTATTACAGACTTACCATCAACATTAGTGGTAGCAGTGTTTACAGTAAAATACCCAGTGTATTTAGCGTAGTCAGTGCCCCAGTCAATCCAAACGGCTTCATTAGCTTCGAAGCCGTATTGTCCGTTAGACAAAGTTATGGTGGCTATTCCATCAACTACCTGAGCAGTTGCCTCATAGTCTGAGCTCCAAGTTTTCCATACAACCCTGTGAGACAAGTAGCTAGTAAACTCGGAGGCGCTAACGCTTAAGACTTTGTCAATTAGGCTGTAGTTTCTGCTCCAAATAATTCCTCCCCAGACACAAACATTGTTTCTAACAATATAAAGTGCTGTTTTGCCCGGAAGTGTCGTGTTGTATAGATCTAAGTTGTAAGTGTCAGCAATAATAGGCACATCACCAGAAAAACGACCAGCCTCGACTAGTGACCTAGAATAGTTAACTGATTTAAATGGAATTTCAGCGAGCAGGGTATTAGTGAGCAAGTCAGTGGTGAAGTATCTGTACTCCACTGCTTCAGTAGTGTTTACTGTCATTTTTATGTCCCTACGATTTACCTATATATTTTACCAGCTAGTAGAGCCACCCAGAGCGGTAGATAACTTTACATTTAGCACTGCTAGAAGCGTTAGAGGTGTCTTCAAATTCAATCTGATTGGCACCAGGTTCAAGGTATATCCACCCGACAAGGACCGATGCTTTAGCCCTACCGCTCACTACAGTTTGAGTAGTGTTTAAAGTATTTGCTGTCTCCACGCTGTCCGTCACCGAGAGAATTTCTCTTTCTAGGGTGTCAATTTGGAGAGTCTCGCTTAATGTGTAATCACCTACGGCCGTGTTCCAGTAGGTAGTGTCAATAATCTCTATTGTCTGGCCGTTAGTTGAATTTAAAATTGTTGCTGGTGCAGACGTGGAAGATGTTAGCGCATCGTCGTAAATTTCTATAATTACAGGAACTGCAGTGTCACCGTAGTTAAATACGTTTGCAGAGCCGCCCGAAGTTATTACGTTAGAGCGAGTACCGTCTCCATCAGGCGAGCTGTCATACCACTCGTACTTGATGGGGTCCGCAGCTTTTAGCCCAATAGAGAAGTCGTGACGTCCCCTAGCTCCGACGCTAGCAATCTCTGGCTGACCATTTAGTCGAACATTTGCAGCTCTAGTTCCTCCGGGCTCCTCTACTTTAAGCCAGCCGCCATCCTGAGTTTTTACAAGATTTATGGCTTGAAGCAACTGAATCCTAGCATTTGCAGCATTTGCAGGGTCAGTAGGAATGAATGATCCCTCTAGAGTTATGAGCCTGTCAGTGTAGCGACCAATGGCATCGTAAGAACCGTCACCCCAGCCTCGTGTCAACTCTGGAAGCTCTGGCTCTGGAAGGGTCCACCAACCTTCTAGCTCGGTCATTACCCAGACTACGTTATTAGTGGTGTCTAACTTGTTGAGAGTGAGGCCATTAATCTCTACATCTTCAGCCAGCTTTAGGCCAGATATCTCGGGAGTGGGAAGATTAGTTAAAGCCTTATTGACAATTTTGTTTTCTTCAGCCTGCTCTTGGGCCGCTACGGGGGATTCATAGTATTCTGACATTAGATGCTGCCCTTCCTAATCTCAAAGGCAATGCGGCGCGAGACAACTTCTGCAAGCTCTCGCTCGTTCATTCCGGGGGCTGGATTTACTGTTACGTTGACGTTCGAGCCCATGCGGATTTTTTGGTTGTTATTTATAGCATCTAGCAAATCCCTATTTGCAGAAGTAGCGCGAGCATTTACGACATACTCTCCGTTCGAGAGCATCGCTGGGATTGAGTCAGAGCGAGCTGTACCCAAGCCCGAAACAATTCCGCCCGTACTAAACTTTTGAATAGCCCCGACTAAGCCTCCATCTTTAAACGGATAGCTCAGCCCCGTGGTGTTCATGATTCTTCTAATGTTAGGAGTAATAGAGTCATACATACTGAACGTCTTGAGCTCTTCGTTGATACCCTCTCCTAGGGCAGCGGCAGCCTGCTCGCCCGCTTGACCATAAAGGTCAATGAACTTTTGTTTTTCCTCGTCAGTGCCGTCAACTAGTGCTTGAACGAGAGCAGCTCCCGCTTGACCCATCTCTTCTACTTGAGCATAGACATCCGCGGGGAGCTCTTTGTGGAGCTCTGCAAGATTATCTTTCCAGTTTTGTTCTGCTAGAAGTTGATCCTCCAGCTGCTGCAGGTAGACCTCTAAGTTAAAGCTTTGGCCGTCGTAGTAGTCTTCCCAGCTATCGCTAGCATCCTCTGTATCCTCGGCCATTTGAATTGCCCACGCCATTGTGGCATCTTTATTTCTAGAAAGTGCTCCATCTAGATCAAGGAGTTCTCCCACTGCTGCGTCAAATCGAGCTTTTTCTTCTCGACGGATTCGCTCCATCTCGATGTTGGCTTCTTCAGCTGCCGCGAGCTGTTGCCGTATGGCAACCTCTCCTTCACCAATGGCCAAGTTGACCAACTTTTGCTTGTCAATGGTTCCATCCATGTTGTGGATGGTAATCCCCATTTGGTCAGCTTGGTCGATGAGGGCTTCTTTATACTCGTCCATTTCATCAATGGCAACAATGAGCTCGTCCTTACTTAGACCAACCTCTGCACCAAACCTTCTGAGCTGCTCTTGAGCCCTTGGAAGGTCCGTGACGGCAATGTCAGCAAGAGACCTACCAATTGCTCCAAAGGAGTCAGCTAGGGCAGTAGTTCCACCATTTGAGTAAATGTAGTTTTCTTGCGCTTTAGCGAGTCCACCAATTTTTTCTTTCATCTGGTCAATAGACTTAATGCTGTCTTTGATGCCGTTCGGAACAGCAAGAGTTGCTTTTTCCCAAACCGTAGCCGCGTCAGCGCCGTCTTCGAATGCGTCAGTTATGCCGCTAGTGGCCTTTTCCATTCTTTTACCATGTTCAGCCACAATAAGTGTGACCGCAGCCACGACTCCGCCAATTACGGCAGCTAGAGGCAAGAACGGAAGTAAGGCAGCTTGAACTGTTGCTGTAGCTGCAAGGGCAGCACGACTTAGCCCTCCCATGACTGCAGTAGCACTTCCAGCAGCTGGAGCGATGAGACCCACGTAGGTAAGAAGTCTAATTATAAATCCAGTACCAACAAGACCAATTTTCCCTAGCATGGTAAACAAGAGTCCGAAAGCACTAAGCACAGCGAAAGCTTGACCAACAACATTATCTAAAAGTGGCTTTAAAGCATTTACAATCTCTTCTATGCCTTGGAATGCATAGTTAAGGGTCTCCAAGAAAGTCTGAGGAACTCCTGAATCTGTAAAGGCTGCGATAATTCCTGTAAGGGTGCTTAGGATTTCTCCAAGGGCAGGCGCTGACTCTACCATTGCTGTTAGCAACTGAGAGAATTCATATGAACCTTCGTCTAGAGCTTCCCAGAATTCTGCCACAGCAGGGTTTGCTCCTAGTCGAATTAGGGTCTCGAACGCCCCTCCTAAAGCATTACCTATTGCAATAAAGTTGTCCGCTGACCTAGAGAAGTATGTCTCTAGGAAAGCCTGATCTGCATCAGCCCAAGCTCCCGTGATTTCATCTAGCCAGTCAAGTATCTTCCAGCCACCAGTTCCAGGGGTAAAGTTGGCTGCTACCATGTTGACTATAAAATCAAATGTTTGACCAAAGATTTCTCCAAGTTTTGCAGCATTGTCTCCAGCTTGAGTGAAGAAAGCTTCCAGCTCTCCAGTTTGGGCTTTTATGTCCAAGAAGGTTGCCCAGCTGCCCGCCTTGTCGTCTAGGTACTCTAGGAATCTTCTAGTGAGGGGATCCGCTTCCTTAACTGCAGTAAGAAGGGCATCAAATAGGTTTCCAAATATTGACCCAAAAATAGGTATATTTTCTGCCATATCGCCCAAGACGTCATCTAGCTTTTGTAGGTTATCTCTAGCTAAAAGAATGTCCGTGAAGTTTTCTACAGCACCGCCAACAGCTACACCTAGGTCGTAGAACCTGTCCTTCAAAATTACTGGCAGACCGCTGTCAATAATCCTCTTCATTTGCTCTTCAAGAATCGGGAGGAATCCAGAAGCAGCAGCCTCTTTTAGCTCTTCTTGTATAGGAGCTATAGATACGAGGAACTCTGCAAACGCCCGCTGAGAATCCGTTAGACCTGCAAACGGGTCGGAACCAGCACCACCACCCCTAAGTCCGTCAATGCCCTTATTGACTTGGTCGTTGAGGTCCTCGCGATTTGCAATTGCTTTTCTATAGGCAAGTTCTGCTTCTTTGAAGGCAAGGCTTGCTTCCCTACGAACCCTAGAGTTGGGGGCAAGGTCAGCTGTTCTAAGAAGATTTTCTCTAGCTTTTTCTAGATTTAGTGCAGCACGCTCTTCACCTAAAGCAGCATCTTCAGCAGCAAAAAGTAGATCTTCGTATTTTTTAGTGAGATCTTCTACGCTCTCGCTGAGTCCGCTCGTCGCATCCGTAGCCTTTTCTACAGCAGAGCCAACGTCGCCTAGTGCAAACGTTGCAATGCCTAGTCCAACCCTAGCCGTAATAGCAGCACTACCTAGGCCAATCAAAGCTGGAACAGCTGCTCCGACCGAACCAATTAGAGCACCAAGTCCGCCAACTAGTGCACCAACTGAACCAGCTAGAGCACCGATAGCAGTCTGAGCAACATAGCCTCGACGAACCAATCGAGTAAATGCTTCAGCACTTCTCTCGGCTTCTGGGTATAGCTCTCTAAGTTGGTCCGCTAATGCATTGAATTTATTTTGTCTTGCCCCTCGGTTTAACCCTCTAGTCAGAGCGTTACCCATTTCCCCGCCAGAGCGGTAGGCAGTCCTAGTGGATCTGCTGAAAGCGCGTTGAATGTCGCCTTCAACCTTATCGGTTATGGCGCGTACCATTACGTACGCTGAACCTACAACAGCCACTGGATCACCTCCTCGGAAGGGCTACTGGATGGGGGAGTCTAAGACTCCACCAAAGGGGTCACTACTATCTGCGTCAAACTCTGTCGGAGGTATGTACCCCTTAACAGCTGGCTCTACGCTCTCTCCCGAGGTTTTGTTTGAACTTCCATACTTATATGGTCGGTTATACAAAGAACCATATAGCGTATGTCTAACGCTTGAATGCATCTGGGCGGACTCAGGCGTTGCATACCTCATGTCTTCATCTAGGAAGTAGTGGATTACATCAAGCATTTCCACTGCATCCATTTCTAGAAGATTTAAGTTATGCACTATCGCCTTTCCATTAACGTGGGGCCAGAGGTCTATTGCCCAGGTGAGGAGTCCTCTGGCTGCTGATTTGGGCGGTCAGAGTACTGCTCAATCAGCCATGAAACAATTTCGCTTAGAGTCTCTACGTGTACAATTTTTTCCTTGTCGTGTACAAGCTTGTAAAATCTCTTGTAGCTCTCGTCAAGTAGAACATTCTCGAAGAAATCAGTGATCACTTTTGCAGATGCACCAGCTTCCTCTGAAGTTGATTTAGCAATCAGGTCCAAAAGAACGCTACCCTGAATGTGCTTTACGCACTCAAAATCTTCTTCATGAAGTTTGAATGAAATTGGCTCTTTGTCTTCTAGAGACTTACCAGCCCCGAAGTCCTTGAATCTAGTCATTTTTGTAGTACTTTCTTATATCAATTTGTCTATAATTTGCGGCTCTATGCCGCATATCAATTGTACTACCTTATGTGAACCCTAAGTTGGTCTGACAGGTACCTGTTAGCCTTAGTTCCGGGGTGCAGTACCATTTTTGTATAAATAATCCTCGAGTTTTTTCTAAAAACTAGCGAGCCCGCACTGCCCTCTCTAGGAGTAATTATGTGGGGCCTAGTTCCTTGGTGATGCATATAAGCGTAAGGCAGGCCAGATCCAATTTTTAGTGTTTGACCTTTATAAGGAATCCCCCTGTGCTCCATATAAATAGAGTCCCTAAGTCTGCCAGTTTTGACACCCACCTGAGCCTTGGCCCCAACCATAATTTGTCTGCCCAATTCATGCATGTGGCGGCCTACCATGCCCATAGGATTATTTAGCTCAAAATTTAAAATTGGTTTGTAGATTACAAGTTTTTCTACAGTTATTTCTAGAGCTAGTCTTGCTCTGTAACTACTAGGCCTTCGAGCCCTTCTTGCTGCTCGAATTCCTTTTCCAGCCCAATAAAAAATAGGGCTGTCAGGTATTAGTCCCCAAGCTGGCATTTTATGGCACCGCCATTGTTACAATCATGTTAGTAGTTTGAAATCCACCCTCTGGCGGTGTTGCTTCAAGAGTTGCAATAACTCCAACTCCATACCCAGTCTCGTCCCATTGGTCGAGTTGATTGATAGATTCCATAAGTACCCATGAGTCAATCGCCATAATTTCAGAAGCAGCTGATATCGCTTCAGGCGATGGGGGTCTACCGTTTTGCCCAACAATAGGAGTTTGACGGGCAATTGAAATGGTTAAAGTAGCACTCCTAGGGACGTGGCAACGCTGCGGTTCGCCAACCTGCGCCCCCGGAGGGCCTAAGTAAAGCTGTTGGAAATAGACAACTACCTGTTCGCAGTCGATAGCTGGAGTTGACATTGACCAGTAACGGCGCTGCGGCAACTCCACGTTATACGACTGAAAAACGGATTGTACCCTCTCCAGTACACCTTCCATCATATCCCTGAGATGGACCGCATCCTCAGAGACTCCAGATAGATCTAATTCCTGACTTACCATTGATTACTCCTCGGTGGAGGTCTCCTCAACGGCAGGAGCCTCTACGGTCTCCTCAACAACAGAAACAGCTGGTGCTGACACGATTGGCTCTGGCGTTGGAGCTGGAGCAGATACGCGTGGAGCAGGGGCTGCCTTCTTTGCGGGCTTCGCGGCACCCAGCATGTCCTGGGCAC